ATGGTGTTGAGGGTGGGTTCCAATCAGTCCAATCATATGTTGGAAAATATGCTAATGTTTTATATTACAACAAAGCCCTCACAGCACAAGAAATCCAACAAAACTTCAACGCACTCAGAGGGAGGTTTGCAATCTAATGGGAGTCTATGCAGGAGATACCGTACTATATCTTACAGAAACTTTCAACGTTGCTCCTGACGTTCAAAGATATATTGGTAATGCTCTCGTTAGAGATAGTGATGACGTAAAACCATCATTAGATCTTGACTTCGCAAATAATAAGAGTCTGACTGATAATGTATCACGTGATAATCTAATCACTTGTGAAGTAATTGAATTCTCATCATTATCTGATGCTAGTTATCATGTAAGAGGTGATCGTGGAGGTGTGGGTAATATCCTGAAAAATATTAGAGAAGAAACATCAAAACATGCATATGGTTACACATGGAACTATATTGATGCTATTGATAATCAATAAGGAAATTATGTAGTTTTCAAGGTGCTTCCGCACTAGTCATACCAAGGGTTCTCAATAAGGTAAAGTTATTGAGAATCAATAATAAGAAATAGTTAATTAAATATGGGTAAAGTGTTTATAATGAACGTTAGGGTGCGGAGGTGTTGGTGGCTTAGCACCCCACCACTCAAAAGTCAACAAGTCTTGTGCCACTCCCCTAAGTGTCACACAAACCCTCTGAGACCCTCCCAGATGCCTTATACTACCTAGGTAATCAAGAGACAGCAATGCTTTCTTCTACCAAGACTATTGAAGCACCTCTGAGTCCTTCTGAGTTGGTCTCCCTAGACACTCAGCAGGTCTTTGAAGCATACTGTACTGCCATTCAATCTAAGGACAAAAAGATGGCATGTGAGTATGCTAAGGTATTCATGTTGAAGGCATTTGCATGTAATCGCTGATTCCTCAGAATCTCAAAAAGACAAAAAAATGACTTTTTGAGATATTTGAAAAACTGAGAAATCTTAGAAAGTCATTTTTTTGTCTTTTTGAGATTTCTTAAACTTTAAACTTTAACATTTTTCATGATCATGAACAAAGTCTACGATAATCTCGTTAGTAGTGCTATTAATAGCATTATTATTGAAGATAATGTAGTAAAAGTCGTTTATAATAGTAATAAAGACAAAGAATATACATTTACTTGTTCAAATACAGAAGAATTTGTAGAGAAACTAAGTGAAGAATTGATTGATGTAGAACTAAACAATGGTAAAGGATCTGTTGGGCGTTTTCTACACCAACAAATCAAGAATAATGTCCTTGTTGAAACTAAATAATCTCACACTTTGAATAAGTAATCCACTACAACAATGAGCAACAAGAATTATCGTAATGATCGCTATGATAAGTATAGTGAATTGAATGATGATTTTGAAGACTATGGCTATGAAGTAAAGAATATACGTCGCCAGTCCAAAAAGAAAGTTACCAAATTCAAGACCCGTGACGATGAGTACTATGACAGTTTCTAAGGTGGCACAGTAGCACCTACAGATGGTCTGATCCTGTGTTTATAATGGTCACATGACAAACATCCTCACCGCTTCTATGGTCCACCAGTTTGATCTGGATATTGCTCCTGCCTTGCGTGAATTCATGTCTGCCAATCACACAGATCTCAACGACTGTGTTGATTGGGTCTGTAATGTGTTTGATCTCAACGCTAGCGATTGGTTGATTGATCGTATTGCTGATGAGTTTGAAGAGTTCTTTGGGATGTGACAGTCAGCAAGGTGGCACAAACCACTTGACTTTGCCTCCCATCTGACCCATACTACCTAAGTCAACCGCAAACAACCCATGCGTAAGATTGAAACCCAGATGAATGCTGCCATCACCAACGGCGAGTGCTGGAAGTCTGACAATACTGAGGTGTTCACTAATGACAATAATGCATCCCTTGTCTACCTGCATGGTAACTTGATTGCAATCATTACTGATAACTCTATCACCATGTTTGATGGTGGTTGGCAGACTACCACTACCAAGTCTAGACTGAATGCTATTCTTTCTGAGCATGGTATTGATGGTGAGTATATCTATCAGAAGGCAGGTAAGTGGTATCTCAACATGAAGAATGCAAAAGGTGAGGATCTTCAAGTTCCTTTCTTTTCTGGAATGCGTCTAAATTGAATAATCTTAGAAATCCTACTTTTTTAGTTTTTTAGAAAAGTAGGATTTTTTATTTTTTTAAATAAATTAGTTTAACCACTTTTTCAATCAAATGACCATTCAAGAAATGTATCAAGAGATGAATGAACAATATATTGAAGATAAGAATAGTGGTTATAATGATAAAGATCTTTATGATGATTGTTATATTGTAGAAATTGATTATACCACTCAAGAATAGTCTATAATACCCTTATAGTATACTATATGGTATATCTTACTGATATACTATTCTAAACACCTTCTAGGGCATTCTAGAGGTGTTTCAGGACACGTTAGCATCTGTCCACTATGTGCCAGTTTCTGTAGTGTACACTATGTGCCAGTTTCTGTAGTGTACACTTTTGCCCCCAAAGTGCCCAACCCCATGTTTATAATGAACGAGTTCAAACATTTCACTCAAATGAACATTCAAACCGTGTCTGACAAAGTGAACGAAATCAAGAGCAAAGTTCAGAGTCAGTATAAAGAACTGATGAGCACTGAGATGATGCTTACCCTTGCAACAGTTCTTGCCATCATCGTGGGTGTGGTTAGCTATACCTATCGTGCTGCACGAGTTTGGTATACTAATGGTGGCAAAGAGGTGATCGTTGCTAACACTATCAAAGTGCTGCAGTTTGTTATTCAAACTGCTGAGTCTCTTGAGACCCGTCTGAGTGTGCCAGTTGAGCAAAGCGTCCCCTCTGATCCACAGGTCGCCTGACCCCGTGCCTAGAATGACCACCAGTTACACTCAACACATGCTCAAAAAAGTAACACCTGAAAAGGCAATTCCTTCGCCAGTTGTGGTTAACAAAGGAAAGCATGGATACAACTGCTGGGTGTATGTGAGCACGATTGAAAACAATGGCAACACATACTTTAAGTATAAAGTTGCCCATAAATTCAAGCAAAAGTTTGTATCTAGAGAGGATGCCATGATGTATGGTTGGGCAAAGATCAATGGGCATGATGTCAAGACGTTTGATGTCCCTATGCGTCACAAACCTGTATCAGTCTGAATGTATAGCTAACTCCTTCGGGAGTTCTCTATACCCAGGTCGGCCGCCGTGGACGGTTGAGAAATCGTCCACCATCGCCCTGAAACCGCCACACCCCGTGCCTATAATGACTGAAGTTCAAACGACCGAGACCATGACTCACAACAACCCCTACGCTCAGCAGGTGCTCGCTCAGGGGCGTGACCTTAGCAAGGCGCCTGCCCCTAAGGCACAGTACCCACGTACTATCTATGGTCGCACCTTTGAGACTGAGGCAGAATACAAGGAAGCACTGGCAGACTTCCTGAATGGCATGTGACAATCAGGGGGGTGTCCACTGCCCCCCTTGACTCTGCCCCCAATCCATTCTATTGTTCCTTCAGTTCACACAAACCCCATGACCGTGACCCTGACCGATTCCTACAAACAGTTCTGCCAACCTGCCACGGTTGAGATGATCGAGTCTCTCATGGATGAGAACTACGATCTGGAAGCAATGCTGCAGTTCATCGATGAGAACAATGAGGCAGCATTCGTTGAGCATTACGAAGAATACGTTCGCTGTGGTGAAGCGATTGGATACGAAGCAGTTGATGCTTTGATCGCAGAATCGGGCATGGATGCTGTAGAGAACTGCGATGAGCGTTATCGTGGTTGCTATCAGTCCACTGCTGATTTTGCAGAGGAATTCTGCTCTGAAATGGGGTACGATGTGCCTGCCATGATTGTTGTTGACTGGGAGGCAACTTGGGATCGTAACCTATACTATGATTTCACCGCTTGCAACGATGGTGGCACCTATTGCCCCATCCACATCTTCTCTGATCACTGATCACAGTTAGCATCACATAGGGGGATCAATTCCCCCTTAGTTCCTATTGCTAACTGCATGGCACATTACTCGATGCCTTATCTCCCCAAGGCAGACTGGCAACCACTTGAGAAATTGGCACAACATGCCCTGAAAAGTGCCCTGACCCGTGCCTATAATGACATCAGTTCAAACCAAGGAAATGAACCTGACCGAATCCACCGCTCTCGCAATCGCTCTCGTGCACGCCAACTGCCCCCATGCTGCTGATGGGCACGTTCGCAATCTCCACCAGACTACTGAGGGTGCTGAGATGCTGCGCTTGATCGTTCGTGATGATCTGGCAGGTGCTGCTGACATCATCGCCAATGCCCTGATGGGCAATCTGTAAGGTGTACACTAGGGGGCAGGGATGCCCCCACCCCGTGCCTATAATGACTGAAGTTCAAACGACCCCCATGATCAACCGCTCTCGCATCATCGCTTCCCTGCTCGCCATGTTTGAGGCAGAGCATGGCAGCATCCCTCAGTGGTTAGTGGAACTCCATCACCGCTCTGATGATGAGGTGCTGGTGGCACGTCTCACCAACTGGCGTCAGAATTACCCTGCCCACTATCAGCAGCACGGCGTCTACGTGATGTGACGATCGCCAGGGTGCCCACCAGCACCCTGAAACCTGCCTCACCCGTGCCTATAATGACCTCAGTTCAAACGACCACGATGACCAACACCAAGACCGTTGACCTCGCCGCCATCATGGCAACCTACACGCAGCAGCACAACGCCATGATGGCACGGTCTGCCGCCAACCGTCAGGCGTTCGCTGAGGGTCGCCCCTTCCCCTTCCCTGCTGCTGCCCCCACCGAGACGATCAACATCAGCGACCGTCACTGAGGGGTCGCCCCCCCCCATGCTACACTGACAGTTCGAACCATCATCACCATGAACGAAGTCTACGCAATCTTCACCACGGGCAACGACTATTACGATCGCCCTGAGTTGTTCGCCCTCTACTCCACCCGCGAGAAGGCAGAGACAGATGCTGCCATGCTGCGTGAGCGTCTGGAGGATGCAGACTGCGCCACCTTCGAAGGGCAACCCCTCTATTCTCTGGTTGCTGTAGAATACGTGCCGATTCGCTGAGGGGGCAACCCCACCACACACACCAACCGACAGACAAACCATGATCCTCACCCCCGCCTCCTGCCTCAAGACCCGCCAGATCGTATGGGCAGGTCGCAAGACTGAGACCAGCGCCCAGACCATGGGCAACGACGTGCCCATCACCACCGAGTCGGCATGGTTGGCAGGTGCCTTCGCTGACAAGTACGCTGATGAAGCGATCGCCGCCCTGCCCACGTTCGGGTGAGGGCAGCGCCCCACCATCCTACCCCATCGCATTTCTCTTCAATGAACAACCGAAAGTATCGCAAGGCAGTTGACGAGATCATGCAGAAGTATGGTTTCATCTTTGAGAGCAACTCTAAGCACTTGAAGTATCGCCACGAGAAACTTAACCTCATTCAGGTATGCTCAGCAACGCCATCTGATAACTATGCTCTGTCGATGATTGAGAGGCAATGTAGACGCTCACTCGCTGCAGCACAGTAACACTTAGGGGCAGTATTTTATGCCCCTTTTGTTATACTTAGGGGGCCCGAGCGAAATTCATGGGTCCTTCCTAACCTACAAACGTTTCCCAGAGGGGGCTTTTTTGTATGCTATAATATTCGAAAAATAAAAAATTCCGCCATGAAAATTCTCCCCACAAAGTTCGCAAGGTATTCTAAATATTTTTGAAAACCTTTGAAGAAAAAAAATTTGCCCAGAAAAAAATCATGAAAAAAGACGGATATGGAGACTTTGATAATATTCTGAATAATTTTGATGAATTTTGTAATAGTTTTGAGACGAGAGCAGCAGAGGCATATATGAGGGGGGATGATAATGAGCGAGTCATACGAGAAGCTAGTGAGCGACTTAGAGGAAAGGGTGAAGGTATTAGAGGAGAGGGTGAGGGAATTAGAGAGACCGACGATAGCATACAGGCGCCCGAAGGCGAGTGAGTATGAAAGTTTGTCAAACACTCTAGATTATTTGCACAATAGTATAGAGGAGATGAGATGCCAAATATTGTTGGACCAGAGACAGTAGACACACCTAGTACTGATGGGAATTGTGCATATGCTGCAGCGCCATTAGGAGGTACGCCGTATGTATCACCTAATGTTGTTATAGAGGGACAACCAGCAAGGATATATAATTCGTTGAATTTACCTGCGAGCTCGCAGCCTGCGAGTGTAGCAGGAGTAAAGATAAATCCATTAATACCTTTGCCATGTCAACCAGGGATGCGAAGGATCGATCCAGTAGTAAACAAGACGGTGTTTATAAATGGACAATTATTCGCAGTTACTGGAGACGAGGCAGATTTAGTGACTGGGATATCAACACCAAGGACCTTGACAGGACCGTTTAGTTATCCTACAATACAGATTGGAACACAAACCTTAGGAGAATAGTTATGGCACGAAGCAAAGTTGGAATTAGCGGTAAGCAGATTATTGAATCTAAACCGAAGGGCACACGACAGGGTGAAGGGCAACATACAAAGTATGCTGCAACAAGTCGTAACAAAGCACGTAAAGCATATAGAGGACAAGGAAAGTAATGAAAGATTTACTGTTCATCTCACAGGATAAAGAGATGGCACTTATACAGGAGATGACATACAAGATTCAGATGTCAGATTGGGATATACACCCAAGTAAGACATGTTTTTTGTGTGTTTCTCCTGATTATTCTAGTATTGTCACCCAACATCTCTCGCATTCATTATCAATGGATCGGGAGATTTTTCATATTGAGGCAGTCAATGTGCCATTTCCTGATGAAGATATTACGAAGTATAGGATTGACTTTGAGATAAACCTTGCACAGTGGATATTAGAGTGGGATAACTTTGTATTATGTGAAGCAGGTGTTATCCGAGGAGGTAATTATACATGGATTACTGATTGTATTAAGAAGTATAATGATCTTTGTGGGAAGAATTATTATACGTTATCACTTTGTGAGAATATAAGTAGTAAATATAAGAGTGATCTGGTTTCACTATATTATGATGATACTGTGAAAGATTTACATTTCTGGTGGGAGAGACCGAATAATCACTGGGCATGAGTGCCGAAACCGAAAATCCGACTTTAAAGGGATAGTAACCCCTTAAAAAGTTCTAGATAACATCTAGCGGAGAAAAAGGATGGGATTATACCCAGTAGATAAAGGAAATGAATTTCTTGAAGAAGGTAAAACACTTATCACCGAACATGATAGTGAGAAGTACCTGAGACAGCACAGAAGGGCAAAGAAACGTGATGAACTATACGATCTACCAGAAGATCGTTTATCACGTCCCTGTGGCGGTTCTGGAGGGTTTGATGACTTTGTAGAGCGATGGCACGAGTGAATAAATAATTGCAGACTATTGCTGTGTATAGATGTCAACCTTTCAGACATTCAAGGATTTGAGTGTTACATTTAAGAAGCATCCTGTTACGAATGATCTAGTAACTGTAAAAGATAAAGCTGCTATTGTTCAGGCAATAACAGGATTGCTTCTTACAAGAAAGGGTGAAAGACCATTTCAACCAGAGTTGGGATGTGGTATTCAGAATATATTATTTGAACCATTAGATTTTGGTAGTGCTGGTATCATCAGATCTGAGATTCGTGATGTATTGAATCGTTATGAACCACGAATTGATGTAGATTCGATCAGATGTACACCAGATGAAATGAATAATGGGTATGAAGTTGAATTGACATATACTATTATTGGAAGAGATGATGCACCAATAGCAGTAGAATTCTTCTTAGAGCGTACACGATAATGCCATATACTCAGGTTGCAAACTTAGATTTTGAAGATATAAAAGATGCTCTAAAGGATTATCTTAGAGCACAATCAGATTTTACTGATTATGACTTTGAAGGATCAGCACTATCTGTGTTGATTGATACTCTTGCCTATAACACGTATTATACGGCATTTAACACCAACATGGTGGTGAATGAACTATTCATAGATTCTGCCACCTTACGAGACAACGTAGTAGCATTAGCGAAGCAATTAGGATACAGACCGAAGAGTATCACTTCACCTACTGCTTATATTTCGTTTACTGTAAATTATACAAATCCAACAACTGATACTGAGTTATTATTGAAGAAAGGAACGGGATTTATTGCCTCGTTTGATAATAACATCTATCAATATGTTGTATTAGATGATGTAAAGGCACAAGTTGTAAATCAGACTGCAGTATTTACAGATGTTCCCATTAGAGAGGGAACACAGATCACAAATACATTTGTAATCAATACTGCATTAAAATCACAGAGATTTATTCTAGATAACCAGAATATTGATACAAATACGATTAGAGTAAAGGTATTTCCTACTGGTGGATCATTCAACGAAGAATATTTGGTATCTGATAACATCTTAGGAGTAGATGGATTATCAAAGATCTTTTTCTTAGATGAGATTGATGATGAGAGATATGAGATTCTGTTTGGTGATGGTGTTATTGGTAAGAAATTAGATAATGGAGCAAGAGTAGAAGTTTCTTATATTACTACTGCAGGACCAGAGACAAATGGAGTAAAGACATTTGTATTCTCTGGTGTATTAGAGAATCCTGATGGTGTATCACCAAATTCATTTGATGTAACGATCAATTCCACTATTGCATCTTCTGGTGGTGAGGAGATGGAATCCATCAGTAAGATCAAGTTTAATGCACCAAAAACTTATGGTACGCAGAATCGTGCTGTGACTGCAAGTGATTATGATGCAATTGTACGTAATGTATATCCAGCAGTAAGTGATATCATTATCTTTGGAGGAGAGGAGCAAGATCCTCCAAGTTATGGTAAAGTCTTTGTTGTACTAAAACCAACAAATGCTGCATTCCTTACATCTATTACAAAGAATGAAATTATTGCAGAATTGAAGAAATTTGTTGTTGCTTCTATTCAACCAGAGATTTTAGATCCATCTATTCTCTATGTTGAACTGAGTAGCAAGATTTTCTATGACACGTCAATCACAGATCAGACTCCTGCTCAAATTAGAGACAAAGCAATTGGAGCAGTTCAGGATTATTTGAATACATCTAGTGTTGAGAAGTTCAACGGTAAGTTTAGGTATAGTAAAGTAGTAGGTGTTATTGATAATGCAGATCGTAGCATCACATCTAATCTTACATCTGTAACTATGAGGAAAGATTTCTTCCCTCAGTTGAATTCAACCTTCTATTATGAAGTATGTTTCCAGAATGCATTTGATGTAGATTGCGATGATCCAGTCCTTTCTACAACTGCATTTAGAGTTACTGAGTATCCCAATTTTGATGTGTATTTAGAAGACAGGGATGGCAAAATTGTCCTATATAGACTAGACCCTCTAACTGGTGAAAAAGTTGTTCTGAACAAAGAAATTGGTGATATTGATTACGCAAAAGGTGAAGTAAAATTATACAATTTGACTATTATTAAAGGCAGCTTTACAGACAATAGAATTTCAGTAAGAGTAAAACCACTATCTAATGATATCAAGGCACTTCGTGAAGTTTACCTTGATGTTGATGTTGCAAATTCAAGTTTCGTTGCTTACAAAGAGTAATTAGATGAACGTAAAGACCAAGAGAATTTCTACTCTTATTGAATCTCAACTACCCGAGTTCATCTCTACAGAGTATGAACTTTTTGGGAAGTTTGTTGAAAAATACTACGAGTCACAAGAAGTACAAGGTGGTACTTTAGATGTGATCAATAATATCCAAAAATATTTGGATATAGATTTTTATGAGAAAAATATTCTTAAGCAAAATGATTCTCTAGCTTCTTCTGTTACTTCATCAGATAAGACTATTACTCTAAATGATGCTTCTTCATTTCCAGAGAAGAATGGATATGTAAGAATTGGCGAAGAAATTATTTTTTATGCAACTAGAAATGACACTCAGTTGTTGGAGTGCTCTAGAGGAGTAAGTGGCAATACTACATTAGGAGATCTATACAATTCTTCTAGTTTTCAATCCACTATTGCAGAACCACATTCTGTTGGTGATACTGTATATAATATCAGCAATCTGTTTTTATATGCATTTGTAAGAAACTTTGAGTCGCAGTATCTTGCATCATTCCCAGAAAAATATCTAAAGAGTGATGTAGACAAGAGAACTCTGATTAAAAACATTCAGAAGTTCTACAAAGCAAAGGGAACAGAGAGTTCTATTCGCTTTATTTTCAATTCTATTGTTGCTAGGGATATTGAAAATGTTCCTACTACATACAATCCAAAAGATTTTACACTAAAGGCATCAACTTCCGATTGGGAAACTTCGTATTCACTCAAAGTGAAGTTGGTTTCTGGTGATGTTAATGATCTTATTGGTAACCAAATTATTCAGAATGATCCTACATTTGGATATGCATCTGCTATTGTAGATAATGTAAGGAATATTGGTGGAGAAGACGGCGAGCAATTATATCAAATTATATTAAATCCATCTACTGTTAATGGTAACTTTAGAGTATCTACTAGAACAAAATTAGAAAATCCTATTTCTGCAACTGCAACAGAGGGAGATAGAGTTACAGTAGAATCTACTTTAGGGTGGGGTAAGACAGGATCATTTGTAATTGGATCAGAAAGATTTTTCTACGATCAGAAAAACGCAAAGCAATTTTACATCAAGTCCAGAACATCATCTATTTCATATACAGCAGGTAAAGAAATATATGATTATTCTCCAGTAGTATCTGGAAATACTGAAATTATGGTGTTTGGTGTTCTTTATGATTTACAAAAGACTCTAAATCTACCATATTCATCAGTAGGTGATAAGATTGAAAAAACTGAGTCTGGATTTACTACGAGGGATCGTATCATCACAGATCCAGTATCAGGAGCTCTGAGATGGAAAATTAATGATGACAACTCTTCACCAGTCATTCAAACAAATCCAGCACTACAATCTCAAGTAAATAAATTTATTGCAGAAGTTTCTGCAATATATGAAGACGATCAATACTACTATATTTGTTCATCTGGATATCCATCATATGATATATTGTCGTCTTCAGTATCTGCAACTTTAGAAGATCCAAAGAATCTAAAGGTAATCAGAAAATCCCCAATTGAAACTACCGAGATATACGAGACTCCAGCAAATGATGTTGGTGTTTTTGTTGATGGTACACTAGCATTTGGTTATAAGGATGAAGACTTTGTAAGTTATGGAAATATTGTAAAAACAAATGTTACTTCAAAAGGTAACGGATATGTAAATCCTCCATTTGTTCTTATCAATAATGTTCCTGGAAAAGCAGAGTCCTCACTTTTAGGAGAGACTGTAGGTTCCATTACTATTACAAATAACGAAATTTACACAGAAAATCCACAAATTACAATAACTTCTGGAAGAAATGCCGTAGTGAAGGCAGTAGTTACTCGTGGTCAAATTACAAGCTTAGTAATAGAAAATCCAGGAGAATATTATTCAAGTCCTCCTTCTATTGTTATTACTGATACAAATGGCAAAGGAAGATTTGCAGAATATGAAGCTATAGTTTCTAAAGATGGTCAGATTGTTGATTTTACTCAGATAAGCACAGGAAGACTATATGGAGCAAGTACTGTAGAAGTTACTGTTGTTCCACAGGGTTCAGGTGCTACTGCAAGTGCAGAAATCAAAAAGTGGATAAAAAATAGATACAAAAAGAACCAGTCTTCACTTGACACAGCAAATGGTTATGTTTTCAACTTCTTCAACAAAAAGCAATATGGTATTGTAGCAAATCCATTAAAGCTTAGAGCATTAGTTGGAGATAACCTCAATAGTTTATATCAAGAACCATCTACAAAAACTCATTCAAAAATACTTGGATATGCATATGATGGCAATCCAATATATGGACCATTTGGATATTCCGAACCTGGAGATCCATCATCTTCTATTGCCAGATTAGAATCTGGTTATACTTTGAATAGTTCAAGACCTAATGGACCTTCTGTATCTCAGTACCCATTAGGAACCTTTATTGATGACTATACTTGGTCTCAGACTCAGGAAACAGGAAAAACTCGTTTAGATAAGAATAATGGAAGATTTTGTGTAACTCCAGATTATCCAGAAGGAACTTATGCATACTTCATTTCAACTAATTCTTCAAATGCTCCAACCTTCCCATTTATTATAGGAAAGAATTTTTATTCTCTTCCTATAAGTTCTAATTATGATTTCTCAATCTCACAAAATGATATTCCAACAAATAGCAAGAGATTGAATGCCAACAACATTAGTGCTAATGGTTATGGTTCTCAAGCAACAATTCAATCAATCACCAAGGGTTCTATATCATCAGCATTAGTTGAAGATTCACCAGAAACATTCTCAGTTGGGTCTCAATTAGCATTATCTACTACAGGTGGTGGAGAAGGTGCCGCAGCCTCCGTAAGTAAAGTTTTTGGAAGAAATGTAGAAGCGATTGAAAGTGTACAAAATAAAGTTGTACAATTAAAGACAAAATCTCAAATTTATTTCTTTGAAGGTGACACAATCACTCAAGAAAATACTGGTGCTACTGGTGAAATATATGGTAATTCGTTTAGCACAGATCAAGTATTATTGAGAACAGTTACTGGTAATTTTAATCTTACCGATAGAGTATCCTCTAATACAAATGTATTGAATGTTATTGTAGATAAACAATCTGAATTTACGAAAGGTGCTGTAATAAGTCTTTTTGATGGAATTGATACTATTATTGCAACTGGTGAAGTATTAGAATCAGTAAACGATCAAAACTCGGTAAAAGTAAAAGTATTATCTGGATCATTTATTATTGATGAAGACTATATTATTTCTAGTAGCGTAGGATCTGACACTCCTGGATCTAGAATTATTTCTATCATATCACTAAGTGAAAATATTGAATTATTCTCCAAGAAAGAGAATATTGCACTAGTAAGAACTACAGATAATCATAATCTAGACATAGATGATCTGGTAGATATTGAAGTAACTCCTGATGACCTAGTAACAGAAACTACTTATTATGTAAGAAAGAAAAAGTATCAAACTGTCCAACTAGAAACTCCAAAGTATGATTCTAGTATAAAAGATACTGGTATTGGAAGAATTGATACTTTAGTTAGTGGAATTGATTATGCAGCATCTACTTTTGGTGGATCTACATTTACCGATGTTGAAGTTTTATTCTCAAATCCAGAGTTATCAAGAAATTCAGTAGGTCAAACAGTTGGTGTTTCTTCGGACTCTGTTATTGGTAATGAAGATGGTCAAAATAACGCAAGAGCAACTGTAGTTGTTGGTAATACAAAAGTAGTAAGTGCTTATAATGAAGCTATCAATACAATAACTATTGATGATGCATCTGATATTTTTGTTGGGACTAATATTCGTGGAGAAAATATCGCAGATGGAACTACTGTTCTATCTGTTGATACTACGACAAATGTAGTTACATTAACTAATCTAGATGTAGATTTCCCAATTACTGGCGTTGTTTCATCAGTTGTTTTCAATCCAGGTGTTGTAACATCCGTAACAATAACATCCAAAGGAAAAGATTATAGAAGAGGCGATACCGTATCATTCAAAGATTCTGACTTAGATAAGGGCACAGTACCAAATAGCAGAGATTATCTTGCTATTGTAGATCATGTTGGATTCTCAAGATCAAATGCGGATTTATTTGTTGCAGATGTAAGAGAGGTATCTGCCGATGATTTGATTCAAATTGGAGCAGAAATAGTAAAAGTTGTTTCTGTAGATAGTCAGACTAATAAATTAGTTGTTTTGAGAGGTCAAAACAATACTAATGCAACAGATCATTTTAATGGCACAAATATTGGTTTTGCACTTCCTGAATATAGATTTACGATTGGTTCTCAATTGAATGGAGCAAATCAAGAAGATCCATTTGTAGTATCTTACGAAAGAGAAACACAAACTCTGACTCTATCATATAACTATGGCGTTTCTAATGTAAATCAAGTTCAAACAAATTCTCTATTTGTTGACAATAGTGTCCCAGCTAAAAGAGTCAAAGTAAATAAACTGATTAGAATTTCTAATAGATTTGAGTACTCAAAAGATAATGCTACCTTTAGCATTCTTCAGAATCTAGATCTACAAAGAAAATATTTGTATAAGTTTGATACAAGTCATTTTTCTATGGCAAATACTTACTTAGAGTTCTCTCCAAGTAACAATAGAAATATTATTGCAGTAGATAGTTTTAGATCAAGTGTAGATCCTGGCAATTCTGGATCTTTCATTAAACTAAAACCAGGAGAAGATTTTATATACTTCTATGGGACAACGCTAAACAACGATTCTGTTATTGATAATTTTGGACTTATAGACTCTGCTTCACAAAAAGTGGAGTACACAAGATACTATTTCTTTGACAAAAATAATGACGTAGACGTTAATGAAGGATTTTTCAACATTACTCAAGATCCTTTACAGGGACAAAAGAAAGTAATATTCATTACTGATACGGGATTTGCGTATGATTATTCTATAGCACCACAATACGATGGTTCTGGAGAGATCAAATATACCACTTCAAATCCCTCTGCGATCGGAAAAATAAATTCTATCAAGATTGATAATGTTGGTAGAGACTATGATTCAATCCCTTCCGTTATTGGTGTTAGACCAACTGCATCATATGAAGCTACTTTAGACCTTTCATATGATCCTATAGGTAATAAAATTACCGCAGTTTCTGTTGCTGATGGTGGTTCTAATTATGTGAATGCAAAAGCGGTTATTACTGGCAATGGATCAAAAGCACAGATAGATCTTTTTGTCAAAGATGGTGTAGTTATTTCTGCGGATCTTAAGAATGGAGGAGTAAACTATACAGAAAAACCAACCGTAAAAGTAGTAGAATCTTCAACCAAAGTTTATTTACAATCAAAGAATATTGGTTTGCCAGAGAGAATAAAGGTAGAGAACAGCGGATTCTTGTTTACAAATGACCACACCATTCTTAGAGATTATTCTTCAAGCATCATACTTCTACTAAAGGATTTTCCTGAAAATGCATTTTCATTTGGAGAAAGAGTAGTAGCAGAAAGTAATGGTATTGTTTATGCAACTGGTCGTGTATCTAAAAATGGATGGAAAAATGGAAGCAACATTCTAAAACTTGTGAATGTAACTGGTGAATTCATAAGAGGATTTACTATCAAAGGATCTGCCAAGGGCAATACAGCGAAGATTGTTGATGTTGCTACTTCTAAATTTACTCCAAATATCAGATCTTATTATGATAATATTGGTTCTTATACTTCTGATAAAGGTAAACTGAGTGCAAATTCACAAAGAATAACAGACTCATTCTTCTACCAAGACTTTTCATATGTCATAAAATCAAAAACTCCAATTGAAGTATGGAGAAATCTCATCAAAGAGACTACTCACCCAGCTGGATTTAAACTATTCGGTGAAGTAATAGTAGAATCTTTTGGAGAGAGCAGAGTAAGAAATACATCGTCAAGCAATTTTACTATTATTAACCTAGAACCAAAGAGTGTTTTGAATCTCTCCACAAAGAGAACCTTGAAGCAATCTTTTGTAAGTCTCAACAATCTTAATGAAGAGTATGGATTGGGATCAGTTTCTGTTGATAATCAAAGTAATGCTGAGACTTATTCAACAGAAATTATATTGGGTACTGCTTTTGATGGAGAATATGATCCAGATACTGGAAAGGTTGTTGGTACAAAAACTTTCAGTTTGATTGATAAATCAACTGGTCTTGCAATTGCACCATATAATGAAGAACAATTATTGATTACGATTGATGGTGTTATTCAAGAGCCTGGTATAGCATATACAGTTTCTGGGTCTAGCATTACATTTGCAGATGCTCCATTAGGCACTCGTGTCTCAGAAGGTCAAACAATACCAGCACAATCTTTCTATTGCAAGTCTTTCAGATTCAAGTCAGATACTCTAAATCAGCAGTATCTTAGAAAAGCTAGAAACTTCTTCCAGAGAAATGGAAGATGGTTGGATGCAGCAAATCAAGTTAGATTCAATAAAGATTTTATTGCAGAAGAATCTATTGGATATGTAATTGATAAGTATCCAAATGTTCCATGGAATATCTACAGATCTAAGTGTATTAGAGATATTAGATTTGTTATTGATGCATATGAACATGATTTAAGATTTGGCGGAAACTTCAAATCAATCTTCTCTGCAGAGTCTTATTATACTGGAAATGTATTAGATCATATCAACGAAGAACTTACAGAGACCTTAGATGCGTTCAAATATACAGCAAAATTGTGCTCTGCTGCTGCCAGAAACTGGGATTATACAGTAACTAATGCTGTATTTACTTCTGCATCTGACATAGTAACAGTTCCATCTACATTTGGAATTGTAGTTGGAATGAATGTCAGTAGTGGTACACAACTACCAGAAGGAACTGTTGTATCGGAAATTATTAATGATACTCAAGTAAGACTATCAAATGCTGCTAGATCTGGAGCTGGACTTAGTGCTTTGATTGTTGGTCCAACAGAAACCGTTACCATAACACAAGATGAAACTTATGCTGGTGTTTTGAACGCTGGAGATTTGAATGTTGGCGTTGATCCTGTTCCTGTTGGAGCAGTTACGCTAACTTCGGTTGATTCTATTCAGTCAATTCCACAAGCAACATTCTCTTTCAGTAAGATAAACAGCGGAACTTTCTATGATGCTTCTAACCTTATTGAAAGAAATAAAACATATATCCAAGAAGAGACTCTAGGATGGGTAAAAAATGAGTATCCTGCTCTAATAATCCCAGATGAAACCAAGTGCAAGAGAGATACTGGATATCTAGTAGATGCAATAGTGTATTCTCTAAGATATGGTGGGACGCAAGAGATAATTGATTTCGCAAAAGCATATTACGATGGTAATAACGTTAAGTTTATCAATAATGAACTCACAGAATCTGTAGACGCTTTCCAATATGCTATTGGTTTGATGGTTCTTTCTATGAGAGGAGAACTACCTGCAGGTACATATACATCCGCAGTTCCTTTCTATGATTCAAATATTTTTGACGATTCAAATGATATTCTACCAAAATGTTTCCAGGTAGAGTCAGCTTTGAATGCATACTCTGGAATAATTGAAACTCTCCTTTTACAGGGTATCAACCTTATTCAACCCGAACCAGAAAACAATCAGAGAAGGGGCAACTGGACAAATCTAAGAACATATTCAAACTATAACATTATACCAGATCCATTACTTCTAGATGAAGAATGCTCTGATGTTGAGTCTTCACTAGTATCTCTATATTCTGGTATTGAAACTGTTCTTACTTCAGGTGTAGGTGCTGTACAAAAAACAAATCCAGATTATATTGATGGAGAAAATACTGATTTTGAACTCTTCTATGAAGATGGATCTATTGTAAAAACTAACGAGACTGAAGACTTACTAGTCTTTGTAAATGGTGTTCTACAATTACCAGGAACATACGATATCATTAGGTCAGAAGATCAAAATACTTCCGATACAGTTTCATTCTCTTCGCCACCAATATGGGCACAAGAAGAAAATACAATAACCGTACAAGAACCAATTGCGGTAGATAAAACTTTTGTAGTTAGAGTTGGAAGTTATGAAACTCTAACTATAAACAACGAAAGAATTTCTATCAAGAAAACAGGTCCATTCCTAATGTTTGATAGGGAGACTAGATCTATCAGAGGTATTGATGATAGCAAATACGCTTATGTGTTTATAGATGGAGTTTTACAAAGAGATCAAAGTTCGTATAATATTAATGGAAACACGATAACCTTTACAGAACCACTAAGATCTTTTACTTTACCAGATGGAACAGAGGTTTTACAGAGAGTTGATATTTTAGTTCTGTATGGAAGAGATCTAGAGAAAGAACTTACTTTCTATAACTTTGAACCAGATACTTACTACAATAGAATATCTTTGAGAATTTCTGATAGTAGTCAAGATAAGACTACTTTATTGAATATAAAATCTTTCTTTAATTCTTTATTCCCTGACAATTACCCAATCGTTTCTTCTAGAAATGGAGCATATCTTTTTGAGCAAAATTCTGATACTGGAAATATTTCTAGTATTGGTAAAATTATAAGAATTGATGATTTTGTCAATTATTTTGATGTTACGTTGTTGGGTAATAACGTCGTTGATTTAGATCCAAATGGTACTTATATAATTTCACCTAATGGTAGATTAGATAATCCAGATCTGTTCTTGTTTACAAGAACTCAAGATCTTTCTATAGAATATACGTATTTCCGAGGTGATAATGATCTTAGAAAGTTAGTACGAGATGAAGCATTTAGAACAAAATCTTTATCAAACTTGCAAGTTAATGATACTGTAAAAATTGATGGCGAATCTAATTACAGAAAGATTACAAGAATTCCAGAATTTGTCCATCTAAAAGATTTTAGACACGAAAAAGAAGTGTCTAATCAAATTTATGGTAAGGTTGGTGCAACGAATTATAATGGGTTTACTTATGGAACTGGTCTTGGAGTTACAGCAAATATTGAAAATGGTTCAGTAGTTTCTCTTGATTGGAATAAGAGAGATATACAATTATTTGTTGATAACGATATCAAAGATAAAGAAACTGCTACTGGTTATTATACTCCACCAATATTGAATTTCATCCCAGTAAATGAAAATGGAGGGGGAGCACAGGCTGAGGTATTGGTAGTCAATAAGAGCGTAGTTGATATAATCATCACAAATCCAGGATCTGGTTACACAGAAGCTCCTAAGGTTGTAGTTTCCAGAAGATATAAGAGAGTAAAAGAAAATAGAAAGATTGATTATATTACTTTCTTTAGCATTAGTCCAAGAATTGAAGTAGATGATCTAATTGTTTTTACTTCAGTTAGCGGTACTGATACAGAGGGTATTAATACTATTACTTCGGAAGCTACGTTGGGGTTTGGTCGAGATACTACGGTAGAAAGACAAATTACCGAAATAGTACAAGTACAAGATGTAGTAAGTATTAGTTCTACGTCAACAACAAATAAAATTATAATAATAGAACCATCAGTAATAGAAGATTCTATTGTAAGTATTGAAAAATCTATAGAATCCATAATAGAATCTGATGTTAGCATAGTAACTTCCATTCATAACAAGACTGTATCAAAACAAAGTACTTTTGTTGGTGCAGTTGATAAGTTGTATGATGGTACATATCCTAATGATTTCTATACGCAAAATATTCTAGGAAATAGACTTGTTACATTAGAATCATTCAAGTTTATTGATTATGGATATTCAAATGTCTCGGAAGTTACAATTGAAGAATACTCCGCATTATATCCAGAATTGACAATTGAAGATTTTGATAATCCAGATACTCTCAAAGTTTCACCATCCAAGTCTCGTAAATATATTTCTGGATATCCATCTATCAATAATTTTGGATCTATGATCACTCAAGGATTTGATTTTAATATTGGAGATACTGTTCTTTATACGGACACTTCTGCTTTCCCATCTGAAGGAGAACTGCTAGTTGGCGATGAAATAATCTCATATACATCCAAACTATCCGATCGTTTATTGGGAATAACCAGAGCTCTTAATGGAACTATAGAGCAGAATCATTCTGCAGGTGATTATATCAGAACGTTCTGAATTCAAACGTTATAAATAAATCAGAAATTGTAAAAGAGTCTTATAAATGCCTGCCATCATTTCAGATAAGTTTAGAATTTTTAATGCGAAACAATTCATAGAGTCTTTCAGTGAAGGTAGTAGTGATACTAGCGATGAAAGAAGCAGATTGTATTTCTTTGTTGGTCGTCCACAAAGATGGGATGCGTATTTAGAAATCTATAGTCAAAACGCAACTGCTTTTAACGAAGGTGACGAAGTATATGTTGGAACATCATATCTCTCATCTACCTTCAAAGGAGTGGTCAGAGAAGTTTATACAGATAGTCTTTTACTTTATAATGTTAATGGTGCTAGTGGAGTTTCTAGCGTACCAACTCCAGGTTCAACCCTAAAAGGATATTTGGGTGGATCAGACACAGGAGCTACTGCTAAAACAGGCATCTATCGTTATGGAACTGAGGAGTTTCCAACAGTTCCCGAAGATAATCAAGATGAAAAATTTGAAGTCTATGATGATCTGATTGCAGCAAAGAGAATTACGGATCAGTATGTAAGATCTGTGATCAGAAGATATAATTGGCAAGTGAATACCACATATGATATGTGGAGACCAGATTATGCTCCATCTGGAACTGGTAGAACAGGCAATCTAACTGCTACTGGTCAATCATCTATTGCTGATGCTAAGTTCTATGTAATGAATGCTCAGTATGAAGTTTGGAAGTGCATTTATAACGGAACAAATCCAGCAAATCCAAATGGGCAATTATCAGTTAACGAACCCACAACCACAGACCCTGGATATGTTGGCGCTACAGGGTTGCTTACTCTTGGAGCGTATACTTGGAAATACATGTATACTATTCCAACAGATGATGTTCTAAGATTTCTTTCATCTGACTTTATGCCAATTGTATCTGCTACAGATGCAACTAGAATCGCAACGGAAGGTATAGCAGTTCCAGGTGCTATTGATGCATATTTGATTGAAGATGCTGGATCTGGTCTTCCTGCTGACGGAACTTACTATGCTCCTGTTGTTGGTGATGGTACTGCCGCATACGCTACGATTACTATTGCATCTGGCGCTGTTACATCTGTAACTGTTGGTGGTCGTGGTCAAGATTATACTTATGGAGAAATTTTCCTCAAGACAGGAACGGGTTCTGGTGCAACTGCATATGGACTATTCACAAATTCTGCTTTAACTAGTGCAGCAACTGTTGGTGCTGGAGCAACTGGTAAGATCAAAGTCATTATTCCTCCACAAGGTGGTCATGGTAGTGACATGGAACTAGAACTAAATGGCAAGAGAGTAATGGCGAATATTCGTCTTACTTATGCAGAAGGTTTTGGTGACTTCCCTGTTGACAACGACTTCCGTAGAATTGGTATTATCAAAGATCCATACGTAAATGGAACTACTACTTATGCTACAACAGATACTCTAAATGGATTGACTGCACTAAAGATTGATAGTGCTGGAGCAGATTATACCCCAGATGAAGTTGTAACTCAAACAGTTACTGGAGGAATTGCAAAGGGAACTGTTGTTTCTTGGACTCCAGATGCTCCAGGAAGTTTTAGTGGTATTCTAAAAATCTTCCAGTCACCAAGATATCACAAAGATAATGGTGTTGTAAGAGCATTTGAAAATGGTCCTGCTACTGTTGATGGAGAAGATTCTTTAGCATCAGGAACTGTTGATTCCTCATATAATGCTTCTGAAAACAATGATCCAATTTCTCCATTCTTTGGAAACTTTGCTAGCGGCATTTCTCAGCCCGAAATTGATAATAATTCTGGAGATATCATATACATAGAGAATAGAAGATTAATCACAAGAGCTGCCGACCAGATTGAGGATATCAAACTAGTTATTGAGTTCTGATTAACCTGCTTATATCAATAAAAAAGTAGATAGAATCACAAAATGCCACAGAAGACTAACCTCAATGTAGATCCCTACTTTGACGATTTTGATCCGTCTAAAAATTTCTATAGAGTTCTTTTTAGACCTGGATATTCTATCCAAAGTAGGGAACTCACTTCCTTGCAATCTATTTTACAAAATCAAATAGAGAGCTATGGAAAGTTCCAATTCAAACAGGGAGAGCTTGTAGTACCTGGAGAGGTTGGTCTTAATAATAGACTAGACTACGTAAAGCTGTCATCAGTTTCCGAAGTGGCAGTAAATGTTAATGGCGAGATAACGTATCAGAAATATGATATCAAGCAATTAGTAGGACAAAAAGTTCAGGGAATTACCTCGGGTGTTGTTGCTACTATTGTCACAGCAGAATATTCAAATCCTTCAGAAGCAGATACTCTTTTTGTAAATTATACAAATAGTGGCGATGCTGCAGATGAAGCAACTTTTAGACAAGGAGAAACTCTAGAAGTAGTTGATGGTGTAAATACACCTCTATTGGTCGTAGGAACAGATGGCAGCGTTCTTCCTACTTCTATTACTATAACAAATCCAGATACTGGTGAGACTACAACAAAGTTGAGTCCAGCGATGGGTTTTGCTTCTGCTGTCAAGGTAGAAGAAGGAATTTATTTTGTAAATGGATTCTTTGTAAGAAATAGTGAGCAACTATTAGTAGTTAATAAGTATTACGATAGACCATCTGCAAAGGTTGGATTTAGAATATCTGAATCTATAGCAGCTGCAGAAGATGATAATTCTCTATACGATAACGCAAGAGGATTCTCAAACTTTGCTTCACCTGGAGCAAATAGACTGAAGATTACACTAGATCTTCAAAAGTATGGTTATACAGAATCAACTGATAACAATTTTATTCAGTTACTCAAGATCAAGTCTGGTGTAATTGAGAAGAAGATCAAGAAGGCAGATTATACTCTTATTGAAGATACTCTAGCTAGAAGAACTTTTGATGAGTCCGGAGATTATGTTGTACAGGATTTCTCTATTGATATTAGAGAGTATTATCAAAAAGATGGCAATCTAGGATTTTATAATCTAAACAGGGAAACAAATACTGTAAATGATATTCCTGTAGTAGAAGCAGAAAGAAAGATGGTTGCTTCTGTAGGTCCTGGAAAGGCTTACGTTAGAGGATATGAAATTGTAAATAAAGAGACTAAGTTTCTTGAGGTAGATAAAGCAAGAGATACGATTGAAAGAGACAATATTACCATCAAAGGTAAAGGTCTAGTAGACTTCAAGATTTCAAACGTTTATGGATCAGTTCCTCTAAATGCAGATGGCGCAGAGTTGACTGCATATCCAAACGTTTTTCTATATTCCACATTTAATGATTCCAGTATTGGACTGAATTCAAAAGCGTCTGAAGGAGGGTACAAAAATACAATTTCCAGAAGAGGTGAAGAATATGCATACTCTTCAGAGGGAGTAACTTTTAGTAATGAAGATATTGCTATAAGAACGATTTACATAGAGCAAAGAGATACTTCATTTACTTTTGGTGATATTACAAATTTAAATTTCGAGACTGAATTAGGAACCTTATGGTTTAGAAAAACAGAAGATACCGTAGATTCTTTCCGTTCTATTGCGTGGTCTATTGTAAAGAGACCAGAAATTGATGGTACAGGAACTAATGATTACTTAGAACTTACTGTTTATGGAAGAAAAGATCAATTAGATGCTTATCTAAAAGAATATAATGAAAATGATAACCTAAAAGAAACTAAAATCTTCAGAGATAGAAATCAAGCTATTAGTCCAACTGGTCAAGAATTTGGTATTGTAAGAGATTACAACAATTCATTTACTCCATTAGTAGGTGTAGCAAAACCAAAGAACTTCTATTTCAGAGATCTTCCATCAGGATTCAACCCAAATAATGACAAGGTACTATCTGGATCTAATTTTGATGATGCCACTTTCTCACTATCATACTTCAATCCAGTCTTCTTCACTAAACTAACTCTAGATGCCCCTGTAACACTAAACACCTTTATAGCAGGAAAATATATTGTAGGAACGAAAAGCGGCGCTTATGGGGTCGTAGAGGGTTCTCCAAACGGGTTCTATTCTTATGGTGATACTCTATTCGTAAAAACCCTATATGGTAACTTTATTCCTGGTGAAACTATCTTTGACGAAGACAATAATGTAAGAAGAATTGCAAATGAAAATACCATTTCTCATTTTGTTGTAACAAGAAGAGGTAGTGGATATACTCAAAGTGCTACACAGATTTCGGTTGATGGTGTCTCATACGATGCATCAAAGATTTCTGTTGGTGTTGATAATACTGGTGCTCTTTACAAAGTTACGGTTGCCAATAGAAATGCGTTATTGCAAACCTATGCAAATCCTCCAGCAGTAACAGCAAAACTATCTTCTGGAGATCCAACTTCAGAAGCAGAAGTAATTGCAGTATTGTTTAGAAATACTGTACTTACTTATTCTCCAGAAAATATTAAGTCTTTCTATTCGGTATTTGGATCTGGAAATGCAAACAGATTTACTGCAGATGCTGAGCTCAGCAAAGAAGAATACTCATTCATCGATCAAGTAACATCATTTACTTTCTCTGGAACACAGGGATATAAATTCCTTGAGTGTAATGGATTTGGTGACGATGGATCAAATTATGTAAAGCAAGGAGATCTAATTCAGTTTACAGATTCAACTGGAATTGTAAATAGATCTATTGTTCAATACGCAACCAAGTCTCTAGGTACAAAGAGAGTAAGAATTTATTTGGATTCTGCTTTACCAAAGGATGTACTAAACTCATCTGTTGTTAGAGTAAGACCAAAGCAATCAAATACAACAACGTCAACTCTGATTTTCCCAACAGGAAGCAGACAAGTAAAATCTCTAATCAAAGATGTATCTGATTCTAAATTCAAGTATTACTTCAGAAGAGATTTTGTAACTACTGGATCTTCAAGTGGAGGTAATCTAACATTTGCTGCTCAATTACCTTTCGGAACACAGAGATTTGTATCATACACAAAAGAGAATTACGTATTTACTGTTCTGAATAAAGGAAGTTCAGATGTAGTCAATAATGGAGATATTGTTTATATTGATGAAAGTTATGTCAATATAAACACATCAACTGATTCTACGAGTGGTCTTACTTCTGGAAGTATTACTCTAACTCTCCCTTCCGATTTCTTTGGTGATATTGCAACTGGATTCCCAACTCTGAAACTTACTGCTACTTTAGAAGTTTCTAAAGCAAAACCAAGACTAAAAACTTCAATTGCAAATAAGAGAATTGTAATTACTGCTGCTGGAGATAGAGTTGTTCCTCTACGTGGTTATGATTATGACACAGCAGATACAGAAGTATTTACTTACTCCGATGTTTATAAACTAAGATATATCTACGAAGGTGGAGCAAATCCTCCAGTAGTAGACTCAGATGGTGTTTTGATTAGTGGTAATGATATTACTAGCAGATTTACTTTTGATGATGGTCAGAGAGATACATTCTATGATGTTTCTAGAATTGTACTAAAACCAGGATTTGATCCTCCTATCGGTCAATTAGTAGTTGGGTTTGATTACTTTGATCATTCCCAGGGAGATTTCTGCACGGTAGATTCTTATTTACATGAAGCTGGCGTTGGAGAACAAGAAATTCCAGCATTCAATTCTTCTGTATTTGGTAACGTTTCTCTCAAGAACGTAATTGATTTCAGACCTAAGGTTGATTCTAATTCAATCGTAACAGGATTCCAAGATACATCAATACTTTCACAAACAAATGCTTCCAGTTTTGCAGGTCCAGGAGGAATTGCAAGCAGCACTCCTGCTATAGATTCCAATTTAGAATTTACGATTTCATTTAGCGAAACACAATATCTTGATAGAATTGATGGCGTCTTCCTAACCAAGAAGGGAGAGTTTGCTATTAAGGAAGGAAATTCCTCGCTAAATCCAGCAAAACCAGAAACTATTGATGATAGTATTCCTCTATATTACATCTACGTTCCAGCTTATACCAATACAAGCAAAGACGTAAAGATTATTCCAGTTGACAATCGTAGATATACGATGAGAGATATTGGAAAACTTGAGAAGCGTATTGAGCGTCTTGAGCATTATACAACTCTAAGCATTCTTGAGCAACAAGCTCTGAATATGCAAGTAAAAGATGAGATTGGTCTTGATAGATTCAAGAGTGGTTTTATCGTAGATAACTTTGAATATCACAAGGTAGGCAATCTAAAGTCTATTGACTATGAGTGCTCTATTGATACGCAGCAATCTGTATTGAGACCTCAGGTAAAAGAAGATTCAATTTCTCTCAGAGAAGTATTTACTACAAATGATGAGAGATCTATATACGGTTACACAAATAATAATGGTATTGTAACTTTACCGTATACAAATCTTGAGTTAGTATCAAATCAATTTGCTACTAAAACTATCAACCCAAATCCATTTGTTGTTATTCAATATGCTGGCGATGGTGAATTATTCCCTCAAGTTGATACATGGTATGATAGTTCAATTCAACCAATTGTTGTTAACGACAATACTGGACTATTTTCAATTTTCTCTGCTAAGTCAAATGCTGAGGAGGCATTCTCAAGCATCTACAATAGTTCAATCATCAATTGGATAGGTACAAATAGAACATTCTTCAATATTGATCCTCTTACTCAAACAGATAGTGAAAAATCATCTGCAAATGTAGATCTTGCTCTTGTTTCAAGTAGTTCAAATATCACACCACAAAACTATGAGTTGGCACAAGGTGTAGGAAAAACTACAATCGGTAACAAGTCCGTAGCAAATTCGTTGCAGTTGTTTGCCAGAAGTCAGGATGTAAAATACGTTATTAGAAGAATGAAACCAAAGACTCAGGTCTTTGTGTTCATGGAAGGTAAAGATATTGGAAGATGGGTTGTCCCTGATTCTAGATTTACTGGTATTGCTGGAAATTCTCCATCAGCATTTGGAAGATCTGTAATCACAGATGAGAATGGTAATGCGAGTGGCATTATTATTATTCCTGGTGGATATCCTCCAGTAGAAGGAACTCCTTGGACTAATGATATTCAAACTGTTTTATACGATACGAATACTGATCAACTAAGATTCCCAACTGGAGTGAAGACTATTAGATTTACATCAAGCTCTGTAAATGCTAATAAAGATGAAGTAGATACATATGCAGAAGTAAAATATTATGCATCTGGAATTCTTCCAGAAAATCCAAGTTCTATTATTTCTACTAGACCTTCATACTTCAAGGCAAATGAAGGAATTCAATTAGCAGACAGCAATACAGATATTGAAGTAAAACCAAATCCATTAGCACAAACATTCAAGATTGAAAATTATCAAGGTGGTGTATTTGCTACTGGAGTTGACTTGTTCTTCAATAAGAAGAGTTCTACTATTCCAATTAGAGTTTATCTAACTAATGTAGATCTAGGTAAACCATCCAAGAATATTGTTCCTGGAACTGAAAGCGTATTGAATCCCGAAACTAAGTTGAAAGTATTTGCTAGTGGCAATCTTTCAGTCAAGCAAGGAGAACTTGTAAATGGTGCTAAGTCGGGAGCTTCTGGTCCTCTAGAAAAGATCTTTGATAGAAGCAATATTGAGGTAGTTCCTCTATCAGATGGAACATATAATCTGACAAATGAGCAAGTATATACATTTGTTCTATCTAATCATAATGGTAAGACATTTGTTCAAGATGAGCAAGTCAATACAAATTCTCTAACAGTATACAATAATAAAAATTCAACAAATCTAACTCTAAAGATTGCTAAAGATTCTGGAAAAATTTCAGAACTTGTTATTGATTCCACAGGATCAAATTATGAAGGCGCTATTCTAACTATTGAGAGTCCACAACTTCCTGGTGGAAGCACAGCAGCTGCTGTTTGTAAAGTATCTGGTGGAAAAATTTATGCTACAGAGATAACTCTAAGTGGTAGTGGTTATACAGAAAATCCTTCGGTTGTTATTAGAGGAGTTGGATCTGGAGCAGCAGGAGCAGTTGTAAAAGCAAATATTGAAATTAATAGTCCTGCAGTTTCCATGGGTGTTGCAGTTGACGACTTTACCAATTTTGGAACTTTCAATTCGGTAACTCCAACCAACTTCAAGTTCAAGCATCCAGTTTACTTACAAAATAATATTCAATATGCTCTTGTCGTAGAAACAGACTCTACCGATTATATGATGTGGGCGTCTAAACTTGGCGATCCTGATATTGCAACAAGTGTAACAGTTACAACACAACCTGCTCTAGGTTCTCTTTATAAGTCCCAGAATATTGATAATTGGACAGAAGATCTGTTTGAAGATGTCAAGTTTACTCTATACAGAGCAGAATTTGATATTAGTAGAACAGCAGAATTATTCTTGAAGAATGATCCTCTTGGATATGAAAGATTATCAGTAGATCCTTTTGAGACTTCTGCTAGATCAGATTCAACTGCAACTTCTACGTTATTCAAAAATAACAATACCATTCTGAGAGTTTCTCACAAGAATCATGGTTTTGAGGGTGGTGGTAAGTCCTATGTATTCTTTGATAATGCAAGAGATGTTGGAGGAATCACAAGTTCCGTTTTGAATACAAATCTATTTGAAGTTACCAATTCTGGTATTGATACTTACGATATTCAAGCTCCCAATAGAGCAGGTAGTAGCGTATTCGGTGGCGGCAGTTCAGTAATTGCTTCTTACAATAGAAAGTATGAAAAACTATATGCCCAAGTAAATTATATTCAATCAGAAGGAACAACTATCAATTCATTTGTAAAGACAACTAATATCATTCCTGTTGATTCTTCAACTCAAAATTATACCTCTTATTCAGTTTCAAATTACGAAAAAACTTTCTTGAATGAAGAGCAATTCTTCAACAATCAAAAAGTTATAACTTCAGAGATCAATAGCACACTCAATAATATTGATAGTTCTTTGGGATATAGAGTAGAGTTATCATCAAATGTTTCATATCTATCCCCCGTAATTGACGTTGCATCATCTTCGGTGAAAACATATTCCAATAGAGTAGAAAATTCTAAAGGTAAAGAAGATCGTTATGGCAAGAGATATCAAAAGTTATCATTCTTCCCAGTATATTCGTTTGCGATTTCTGGCAATGGTGGAGTTGATGTCGCTATAAATCAGTCTGTTGAAGGAATTACTTCAAAGGCAAAGGGAGAAATTATTAAGTACTCTGATAATACTGTATGGGTTAGACTAACAAGTATTAGTTCTTTTGAAGCTAATGAAGAGTTATTCTTCTCTTCACAATCTCAGTTGAATAACGCATTCTACAATCCCAAGTATTTTGGAGGCGATGATAATGGTCAGATAGTTGCAATTTCTGCCTTTGGTTCTACAGAGATAGTTCCCAACTTTACTGTTGGTTCAACGATTGTTTCTCTAAATCCAAGTGATGTAACTATCAAGTATGAAAATAAAATTTCAGGAAAGATTATCAATTGGGATTCTCAACTAGGAGAACTAGTTCTAGAAAATAATAAGCAACCAATAAATGATAATTTCAGCGATCCTATTTTAGTTGGTAGTGATTATGCAAGAAAGACTTCTGTTGGCGATCAACAAAATGATATCTTTAGAGTAAATGATTTGATATTTACAGATGATTTAACAGTTGAAGAACTGCAATTCATAAAAGTTTCTTCTATGACATTTGAGAATGGTGTAGATTATGTTAGCGAAGATAGTTCTAAGAACACCTCTGCAGTTGCTAAGTATGTGAGTAAAGAAGTTTCGCTAAATTCCGATGGTAGTGCTATTGATGTTAGAATTACTGTAAATCTGAAAGATGTAGAAAATGTAAAAGTATTCTACAAGACTAAGAAGTCTTCTTCTCAAGAGAACTTTGAAGATATTAATTGGACGCCATTCAATACAAATGGCAATCCAGATACAGAAGAAGTTGCAACAGCAACCAATACAATTTCTGGAGAATTTGAGGAGCAAAGGTCATATCAAGAATTGAAGTATAGTACTGCAAACTTACAGAATTTCAGTTCTTTTGCAGTTAAGATTGTAATGCAAACTGTAGATCCAGCATACGTTCCAAAAGTTCAAGACTTGAGAGTCGTTGCTTCCTACTGATGATAAAAGTGAAAGGGCATGAGGGGTTGTATAGAGACCCATCTACTGGCGCAATTATAAACACCCAAAAACCCAGTAAAAGCAATTTTACTACATCCTTTAGCACTGCTCTGAATGACATAAATAATTTGAAAGCAGAATTATCTGAAATTAAACTACTCCTTAGAGAGATAATAAAAAATGCCAGCACCAGCAATTAATGTACTAAAACTAGATACTTTTGAGATACAAAGGCAAAAAATAAATTCTATTTCAGATACTTTGTATAATTTTTTCAATGGAGATGTAGCTGTTGAAAATGTTTTATCAGTTGATGATTTATCTGTTACTGGGGGAGATATCACATTATCTGCATCTTCTAGCAACATTTCTATTATAGATAATAATTCTACTGCTTTAACTATAAAAGAAGGTGAAAATTTTTATGTTACATTATCAACTACCGATAATACTGAGTCAATAACTCTACACAAGAATACTAATGTTAATGGACTCGTAACTGAATCTACCGATAACGGTATAACTTATTGGAACGTTGTTACTCAGCAAGATATTGGTTATGCTGCAAACCAAGTTCCACTAAATCAATACTTAGGACAACTTGCATTTTTAGATGATTTCAGTCCAAATGGACTGAGGAGAGATGGTGGTGGGTCTGATGATCTTGTAGTAGGAGATGACGGAACTGTTGGTATCGGAACAGATACTATTGGAGTAACTGGATATGCATTAGAAGTTCGTGGTAATGTATATTTAAATAACGGCAATGGTGGTAGCGATATACTATTTTTGAATAATGGTGGTATTACTGGTGCTAATAAATTAACATTTCAAGATCCGGGTCCAGGTGAAGGAGTACTCTGGGGAGGTGGAAGTGGATGGGCGATTTATGAATCGCCAAATGATCTAGCAACAAATGCTGCTGGGAATCTACAGTTTGTATTAGCAGGTTCCAGGATTCTTACTCTTGATACTTCTGGTAATGCTGAGTTTACTGGTACTGTAAACATCGGAAACATTTCTGGCAACACATCATTCAGTGGTGAAATTACATTCCAAAGTAATGTCACATTTCAAAGTGATTCGTATTTTGGAGACGGCAATACATTAAATTTTGGAACAGATGATGACTTAAAAATTTATCATGATGGAAGCAATAGTTACATCAATCAAACACCATCTTCAACTGGAGATTTATTTTTAATTGGCGATGATAGATTAGTATTACAAACATACTCACCATTTGATTTAGTTGCAGAAAATTCAATTATTTGCAATTCGGACGGATCTGTTGAACTTTACTACAATAATACCAAAAAATTTGAAACTACAGATCTTGGTGTTAAGATTGGATCAGTAATAAATATAAATTCAAACGATAATCTTTATAATGGGACTTTGAGTTTTAATGGAACATATGGTCCACTCTTTACTATATCAAATGATTCTGAGTCAGATTCATTCAATATTAGTGATATTTCAGGTATTCCCAGTTTCAATATTGATCAATATGGGACAGTACTAATTGCTCCATATGGTGTTGACGAATATGTTGGAATTGGTATTGAAAATCCAACTTCAAAGGTACACATTAATTCTGGAACTGGATATAATGCTTTAAATATAGAAGGATCTGCTGGACAATTATTTTCCGTAACCAATAATTTAACAGAAGGATCTATTTTCTCGGTAAATGATATTTCCGGTATTCCGAGTATTGATGTTGATGTCAATGGAATTGTTTCTATTGCCCCATATAATGGAAATGTTGGTATCGGAACTTTACTACCAACAGAAAAGCTTGATGTTAATGGAAATATAAAGGCAATTATATTTAAATCTACAGCAGCGCCAGGAACTGCTCCATTTGAAGTTTCTTCCGATACGGTAGTTACAAATTTAAATGCCAATAAACTTCAAGGGTATACACAAGCTAATTCTAATGTAGGGAGTACTATTGTAAGACGTGATTCCTCTGGTTCATTTATTACCCAGACTATTACTTTAGAGGGAGAACTTCGTGGCCCAGCAAACTTTATTATTGATCCAGAAGTCATCGGAGATGATACTGGCACCGTTGAAATTAAAGGTAATTTGAATATAAGAGGAGATGCAACATTCCAAGGCAATGTAGATCTTGGTGATAATGATAGACTGAGACTTGGTGATAGTCAAGACTTACAGATTTATCATAATGGAAGCACTAGTTACGTTAGTGATGTTGGTAGTGGTGATTTAAATATTGGTGGAAGTGTAGTAAACATTAGGAATGGTGCTCAGAATGAATTACGAGCAGTATTTGATGCGAATCAAGTAGAACTCTACTACGACAACTCCAAGAAGTTTGAAACCACTACATCTGGTGTTACTGTAACTGGAGATACTTCAATTTCATCAAAATTAAGTATCGGAACCGTTATTGATATTATTCCTTATGATAATTTAGAGTCTTTGAGTTTTGAAGGTTCTGCTGGTCAACTATTCAGTATTACAAACAACTTGACTTCTGGAAGTATCTTCTCTGTTAATGATGTTTCTGGTATTCCTAGTATTGATGTTGATGCGGATGGAACTGTTTCATTAGCATCTTATGGTGGTAATGTAGGTGTCGGAACTTTACTTCCAACAGCAACTTTACATGTTCAAGGGACATCTTTGGTAACAGAAAATGCAACGTTCCAAAGTAATGTATATCTTGGTGATAATAATAGTTTGTTTTTTGGTAATAGTAATGATTTACAAATCATACATATTGGTGGGGCATTTAATAACATTCAGGGTTTTGCAGAATTAAGATTACAATCAGCGTCTAAAATTCAATTGAAGGAGTATGGAACAAGTGAGGTATTTGCTAATTTTATAGCAGACGGACCAGTGGAACTTTTTTATGATGACGGCAAGAAATTTGAAACCACATCATATGGCATTTATGTAACTGGTGTTGATGCCAATACTTCAACGATTGCTGGAGCTGCTAATCTTGTATTAGACCCATCAACAGTTGGAGATAACACAGGAACCGTAACCATTCTTGGTAACCTTCAGGTTGACGGAACAACTACAACAATTAATTCAACTACTTTAACGGTTGATGATAAGAATATCGTACTTGCTTCTGGTGCTGTCGATTCTTCCGCAGCAGATGGTGCTGGAATTACTGTTGATGGTGCAAGTGCAACTCTAACTTATGCTTTCACTGGGGATAACTGGGTATTTAATAAGGCTCCATATTATAATACTGATAGATTACTCACCACTGCTGATGAGGGAACTGGCAATGGTTTAGATGCCGATTTACTTGATGGTCAGGAAGGAACTTATTATCTGAATACAAGTAACACAGCACAAACAAAAACTGGTTATTTAGAGTTATCATCTACCTCAGGAAATCTTTTAACTCTTACTTCTTCTTTGGATACTGGAAGAAGCTCTATTAAACTCAATACAAATGGAAATGATTGGGAACTGGGTGCAAGAGGAAGTAATGATGGAGTCAATTCAAACACATTCTACATTTATGATGTTGCTGCCACAGAATTTAGAATGCTCATTAATGATAGTGGTGATGTTTATTTTGGATCTAATGACTCTACCGGATCATCACAAAAACTGAATGTTACTGGTGGTGCTTATGTTTCTGGTAATGTCGGTATAGGAAATACTAATCCACAAAATAAATTAGAAGTCAACGGATTCATAACTGAGTCTACAGATTCTGGAACAACTTATTGGAATGTAGTTACTCAACAGGATATTGGTTATGCATCTAATCAGGTTCCACTCAATCAATATTTGGGACAACTTGCATTCTTAGATGATTTTAGTCCTAATGGTCTACGTAGAGAAGGTGGTGGTAGTGATGATGTAGTTGTAGATTCTAATGGTAATGTCGGTATTGGAACTGATGCACCAACTCAGTCACTTGATATTAATAGCGATTCAATCAGATTAAGAACTGCTAAGACACCATCATCAGCGACTGATACTGGAGAAGCAGGACAAATTTGTTGGGATGCTGATTATGTCTATGTTTGTGTTGCAACTAATACTTGGAAGAGATCTGCAATTACAACTTGGCCATAATAAATATCATAAAGGAATCAATCCATAGTCAGATAAAATGAGTATATCTTTTGGTAGAAAAGTCACAGCAAGTGGTCTCCAACTTTTGTTGGACCCTAAAAATCCAAAAAGCTATCGTTCTGGTTCAATTCCGGGACAAGACTTTTATTACTTTGTAAAGAATAAGTGGATTTTGAATACAAATGATATTCTTATTGAGGGGACTAATGGATCTCAATATTTTTCATTTAATGGAGAAGATGATGCAATTATTGTCCCACCCGATTCTTGGCAAAATTCAAGTTCGTGGAGTGTGAGTTGTTGGTTATATCCAACAACTATTGTTGATAGAATTTATACTTTTTTTGGTAAAGGATATAATACTGGATATAGAGTTTCCATTAATCCAGATGGAAATATTTCTTTATATGATAGAAATACAGTAACTCTAGAAACAACTACGCAACCGATATCTATTGTTCAGTGGAAAAATATTGTTGTTACAGTATCTCCAACCGGATCTCAAATTTATGTAAATGGTGTTCTTGAAGCTTCAAATACTATCGCATTTACTGGAAACACATCAGAATCTCCATTAGCAGTAGGAGCAGAAGATGATTTATTTTCTGCTCCTCTTGGTTTGGAAGGTAGATACAGTGGGAGAATGTTTGATTTTAGATTTTACAGTCGTGTGTTAGAAGAAAGTGAAATAACCAGAATATACAATTCTATATCAGATACTTACGTATTTTCTATTGGTGGTGCTGCACCATCAGAAAATGCAATCTTACTTGATGGTGAGAATAACGTCTTATTGACTGATGAAAATGGAGAAATCTTACTTCTTCCATAAAAGATAAATAAATAAAAGAAAAAGTTTATTAGAAATGGCAGAAAATTTTAGGTTTAAGAGAATATCAGAACTGCCAGCAGCAGATTCTGTAAATACTTCTGATATTCTTCTGGTTTTGAAAAAAACCGATACTGGATATACAACTGGAAAAGTTCCAACTTCTTTGATGGAAAATTATGTCACGGAAGCAACTGTTGTTGACAGAGCAAGATCTGTAAACTTTCAAGAGTCTGATAAAATCAATAATAGAAAGGAAGCCGCAATATTCCTAAGAAATTGCACTTTAGGTCCAACCATTCAAGAAATTGATGCTCTGGTAGCATCTGGTAGCAAAAGAGAATGGATAGAAGAACAAATTGAAAGTTCGTATGATGATAGCGAATATAGCGAATGGAATGGAAATGGGGATGCTCCGATATTAAAACCAGGATGGTTTTCAAAAGTAGCACTCCACTTCAAGATGCCAGATGACTACATATATGGAAATTTTAGTGTCAATTTGCCTGGAAGTTATAATACAAGAGCTTCTATTCTCTCTGCATTTATAAGAAATAATCCTCCAATTGGAGATATTGGTTCTTTGACTAATAATACAAGAAAAGAACCAAGAAAATCTCTATTGTGTAAGGTTGTCTGGGCATTAAATAAACTAATTCCAGTTTCTGTTCCTGGAGGTGGTTTTCCATCAGAGACAGATACTTATCCAATTGTAGACTGGCATGGAGTTTTGGCAAGACATGCATTTGGAAATTATGCTGATCTTTTAGAAGAAGTGGCATATAATCTTAGCATGGCACGAATGCTAACGCACTTGAGAAATCAAAAGTCTGATGGATCTGGAAGACAACCAGACGAAAATTTTGGTAGAGAAATCATGCAGTTATTCAGTATTGGACTGTATGCTCTCAATAATGATGGAACATATAAATTAGATGAAAATGGAAGTAAAATTGAAACTTACAACCAAGATGATATTCTTGAGTCATCTAAAGTTTTCACAGGTCTAACAAGATGGGATAGACCAGATGCAGAATATTATAATGTTGCTTATGATGGAACTATGAGAGGTGGAGGAGCAACTTTAGAAGGAATTGGAAGAACAGCATTTCTACAAGATCTGACTATCTATGGAATTGCAAAACCAGTAACATATATCAAAAAAGGAATCACATACAGAATATACACAGTCGGAACCACAGATTTCACAAAATATGGTGCTGCAAATAGCAATGTAGGAACAGAATTTACAGCAACAATTGATGGTGACAGAAGAGCTGGAACTGGCGAAGTAGAAGAGAAAAGAGTTTATCCTTCCGGAGTTGTTCCCAGACTAAAGCATTTTGTCCCTTGGTATGAAGACGGAGAAAAGAATCTTCCAAATGTTGGAATTGTAATTCCCGCAGGAACTGATCCAGAAACTAACATTAGGATGATGGTAGAAGGATTGGTAAATCACTCAAATTGTGCTCCAAACATTTGCAAGAATCTAATAAAGTTAACAGTAACATCAAATCCATCCCCAGAGTATGTAGCTAGAGTTACGTCCATATTCAGAAATAACGGTAAAGGTGTTACTGGTGATATGTCTTCAATATGGGCTGCTATTTTTACAGATCCTGAAGCAAACCTAGATATTCGTTCATCTGAAACTAAAGGAAGACTTATTGATGGTTTTGAGGCATTCTGCAAGTATATAAGATGCTTAAATGGTTCAAGTAGATATACTGGAACCCAAGGAGATGCGCAGGTTTATATTGATGGCACAAATATCAATCCAGCAGTTGGATATATTAATGATTATGAAAGTTCAAGACTAGGAGCATGGCCTTATAACAGTCCGTCAGTTTTTAGTTATTATGGTTTAGACTACAGTATATCTCCAGGAATTGATTGGGGAGTTTTAATTCCAGAAGCTGGTTCACTACCAGCAAATACTCTGATGAATGCTATTGGAGTATTTAATGATATGATAAATAGTGGTGATCCTACTGTTTGGAGATCTAATCCAAGTAGTCTAGGGAGAGTTTATACTCCAGATTTCACAGAGACGATTGGAGATTTATCTGATATTGATAATGTCATAAATGTTCTCAATCTCACTCTATGCGGGGGAACTTTAGGTCAGCAAAAAATTAAAATCATGAAAGATGCTATGACAGCAATGAATTCATCAACTCAGAATGATTTAGATAATCGTGTTTGTATGGCTCTCCAATTAATTATTAGATCACCAGAATTTTGGGTACAATAAAAATGGCAAATCAATTACCAGAAAGTTATATTTCAGATTCAACTATACAAAGTTTGACTAGTGCTTCTACTAGTGCTTCCGCAGCTGCAACTGCTGCGGGGGTTGAAGATTATAAGTGCCTTGTATGCATATTTCTTTTTGGAGCTATAGACTCCCATAATATGGTTGTGCCATATGGAGCATCAAATCCCAATAGATCTAAGTATGAAACAGCGAGAGCTTCAGGAGTTAGACTTGAAGAATCTGAATTAACAAATACTTTGCTTGGCACTACACCAGAGTGGGCCCTCCATCCACAATTACCAAACTTTTTGACCGAATGGAATAATGGAAATCTAGCGATTGTTAGAGATGTTGGTGTGCTAAACAGACCGACAACAAAAGAGTTATATAATACAAATCCAGGTGATCTATATAGACCAGATAGATTATTTGCTCATAATATTCAGCAATTAACTTGGCAAGCCGCACTTCCATTTAGAGAACCAAAATCAACTGGATGGTTTGGAAGAACAACAAACTTAATTGATGATATATTTAATTCGGATTCAAGAGTAGGTTCAAGTTGCATTTCAGTTAGTGGAGCCAATCCACAGACTTTTGCATATTCTCCAAAAGTCAGCGTCATGTTCCCCGCTACAACT